CCGCCCCTCTCTGGTCGGCGGTTTCGTCGCGTCAGGACTTGGTCGACAGCGGATGTCCCTCGGGGAGCAGGTCCCGGTCGAACGCGGCGCGCGGGAACCTGCCGGTTCGGACGGCGGTCAGGAACGCATTGACGCGACCGAGTCCCCATTGGTCGGCGGACGTCACGGTTGGACGGACCGAGCCCGGGTTCGTCCTGTACGCGCCGACGCCGCGCTCGAACACCGCCGCCAACATGCGAACGGTGACACGCTTCCCCTTCCCGGAATACTTCGCGTTGTGCTCCTCGACCTTGTTCTCCAGCACCTGACGGATGCGAGCCGACACCGCCTTCCGGATTCGGTCGGCGATCGAGCCGATGACCCGGACCTCTGAGACGTTGCGGACGACACGCCGGTCGGTCTCGACGAAGTCGTCGCCTTGCCGGGCGTAGACGTCGATCACGATCGCCGGGTCAGCGGTCGTCGCGTCTCGGTTCTCGCCGCCGATCTCGACGGTGCCGGTTCGGGTCACGCGAGACACGATCCCGGTCGCGTACTCGGTCGGGTCAGGCGGTTTCGGCACCGGATACTGGACGGTGGTGCCGACACGGACCGAGGCGGGTGCGGCGGCTTTGAGTTCGCCCTCCCGGATCAGCCGGTCCCGGGTGCGCTCCGCCCACACTCGGGCTCGGTCCCGGTCGCCGCGTCCGATGTCGCCTCCCCAGAGGAGCCACGCGACCTGTCCCGGGGTGGGACGTTCGGACTTGCCGTCGAGGTAGGCGTCGGCGCGCGGCGATTTCAGGTCGGAGTCGTGGCGGGCGAGCCATGCGGCCATGCGGCGGACCTTGTCCGGAGACATCTCTCCTCGCGCCATAGCGCGCGCTTCCCGGATGGTGCGCGGTCGTAGGCCATCTCCGGCGTATTCGAGCAGGTCGAGCCCTCTGCGGGCGTTCGACCGGACGTACGACGGGACGGATACCACGATCCGACAGGGTAGCCGGGCGTCAGGTCAGACGGTTCCCGGGATGTAGTCGTTCAGGTCCGGTATCTCGCCGGGAATCTCGACGACGCGACCTCGACGTTCGATGTCGCGCATCTGTTCCGCGATGCGGTTCCATTTCCGGCGATGCTCGTCGGTCTGCGGTATCCGGGACCGAGGGTCTCCCCACGGTATGCCGGTGCCGATCTCGACCATCATCCGCTCCAGTTCGTCGGACGTAATCATCAGTCACCTCCTCTCGGTGTCATCCTACCACCGGTGGCGGCGTTTAGGCGCATCAGATAACCGCGCGCCTCGGGATGTCCGCCGCATAGTCCGGTTCCTCAGCGTCGAACTCGAACTCTTTCGTGGACACCTCGCCCGGGGTGAGCGTCTCGGCGAACATGCGCGCCGCCCAGTAGATCGACTGCGGGTCACGTTTCCGATACTGGAGAGTCGCTCCCCAACTCGGCATGTCGATCGTGTTGTCGTTGTCAGCCATGAACTGATTCAGGGCGTCGACGTCTCCTTCGAGTTTGCCGTCCAAGTAGGTAACTGTGAACGCGGGGGAGTCAACGATGAAGATCATGGTCAGAGTGTCAGTAGCGCACCGAGCCAGAAATCTACGAGTTCCTGATCGACTTCGCTCGCGGTGCCTCCGGCGCGCGGGCGTGCTTGTGCGGGATGCCAAGTGAACTCGGATGAGCGGGTCGACAGTTCCGTGATGCCGTCGAAGTAGACCTTCGTCGTGTAGTCGTCGCCGGTGCCGAGATCGAAGAACGGTTGGCTGTCTCTCATGTAGGACTTCGGTCGGAACGCCTCGTCGCCGAGACGTTGTGCGCGGCGTGACAGATACAGCCGTTCGGCGGCGTTGATCTGCGGTGAGTAATACTGGTGACCGTGAGTCATCTCGTGAGTGAGGGTCGACCGCCATTGAGAGCCGCTCATCCGGATGGCTTTCTTGTATCTATCGAAATGGCCGCGTCGGATGAACGCGAATGAGTGACCTGTTAGGTAGTCGTCGAGCCATTCGCGCGGAACTTGTCTCGCGTACTGTTCGATCTCGGCGATGATGTCGGCTTTCTTGACGCCGGACTTGCCGCGAATCTTCGACCGGTCGAACGCGGCGAGCGCGTCACCCGTTCCGAACTCGGGACGGTTCTCGGCGAGAACCTCCTGAATGATCTCGAACCGTTGAGCGGCGAGTCCATCGTCGATCTCTATTAGTCGTTTCGTCAGGTCGCGAATCTCGTCGTTGAGTTCCCGGAGTGCGCCCTCCCGGACGCTGTCGTTCTTGACTGCTCGATCAGTTTTCCGATACAGGTCTATGAGCCATCCGCGATACGAGGCTCCGGCTTCCGCGAGATTCTTCCCTGCCTCGATGCGTTCTTTGACGAGGAGGAACTGTCGGTCGGTTGGGTCGGCGAACGTGCGGAGCCACCAGTCAATGAATCTCGGATCGTCGCCGTATTTCCTGACCACGTATTCGTACCACTCGTCGAAGAACGCGGAGGTTCCGACACCGTCGTCGTCGGCGAACTTGACGATGTCGTCGAATCTGCGGACATCGTCCGGGTCGAGGATGCCCTGATACAACTCGTCGAAGTTGCGCTCGACGTTGTAGTTGACTTGTCGTCGGACCCGCTGTTCGATATCGGTTCGCTCGACACGGATCGCTTCCTTGCGGGCGGCAAGTTCGGCGCGTTCAGCGAGCGGGGCGCGAGCGACACGATCCAACTCGTCGTCGATAATCTTCCGGGCGGATCGTCCGGCCTCCAGTAGCGCGGAGATCGCGTCCTCTCCTTCGTCGGTGAGTCGCAGGTCGAGCACAGACTTGGCGTACATTTGACGTCGGCTAGTAGGCGATCCGGGTTTCCCGAACTCGGGGAGTTTGTAAGTGCCGCGTCCGGGTCCGAAGTCACGACGGACGATGAGTCCGGCGTTCTCCAGTTCCTCGGCGACCATTCCGACGTTCTTCTTGTTCCTCGAAATGGTCAGCGAGTCGCGGATTCTTCCCGCTCGGTCGCGGAGCGCCGCCATGTTTCGTATCGTGCGAGGACCGGCGGCGGGGACGTAGTCGGGGTTCTTCCGGAGGAACGCCTCCCAGCGTTGCGGGTTCAGGATGCGTTCGACACCGCCGACCTTCTCGTAGATCAACTCGGGCGGTGTGCCGGTGTTATCCCACAGGCGGACCTCGTCGAATAGGTCGCGCTTGATCGCCTCGGGCAAGACTCGGGACACCGATTCGTGGGTGCCGCGGATCACATCCTCGGGGACTTCGCGTCCGGTCCGGCGGGCGCGTGACGCGGCGCGGGCGAGGGCGTCATCTATGTCGATCGTGACGTATTCGGCAGTCACCCGTTTCGCGCCTTGTTCGCGGGCCTTCGCAACCTTCGACGCGAGTTTCTCGATCGACGAATCACCGGTGCCGTCGAGGACCGTGTCGAAGCCACGTTCGAGGGACTCGGCGAGAGCCTGTGCCGCCATGTCCGACGATTCCTCGTGGACGAACGCGGCGGCGATCGGATCGTCATCTGCGACGAGTTTCCGATACTCAGGGATCGCCTTCTTTGCCTCGTCCGAATCGACGTTGATCGTGCCGCGACGGAACTGGACGACGCCGCCCTTGTCCGGGTTCGTGATCGTTCCCTTACCTGCGCCGGAGCCGCCACCGAGGAACGTCATCGTCGGCTCGTCGGATGCCTCGCCTGCCGCGAGGAGATCGTCGAGCCACGGACGGTGAACCGATTCGGTGCGGGCGGCGGTGTAGCGGCGCTGTCCGTCGACGACCTCGGTGAACACGCCCTGAGTGTCGTTCGTGCCGTAGACAATGTCGTCGGCGGTAGACGGTGGGGTTGCGAGCGGTTGGCGTGATCCGGGGATGTAGTCCGGGTCTTTCCGCAAGAACGCCTCGTACCGTTCCCGGTTCAGGACACGCTCGACGCCGTCGACCCGTTCGTAGATCAGTTCCGGGGTGTCGCCCATGTTGTCCCACAGGCGGAGTTCGTCGAAAGTGTCGGCGTCCGCGAGTTTCGGGAAGATCTTCGAGACAGCCTCGTGCGTGCCGGTGACGACATCCTCGGGGACCTCGCGTCCGGAGCGGGCGGCACGCTGAGCGGCACGACGTAACGCCTCGTCGGTGTCGATCGTGACGTACTCGGCCTTGACCCGTTGAGCACCCTGCTGTCGGGCGCGTGCCACCTTCCCGGCCATCTTCTCGAACGTCGAGTCGCCAGTACCGTCGAGCACGGTGTCGTATCCGCGGTCGATCGACTCGGCCATGAGACGCTGAGCCATGTCGGACGATTCCTCGTGGACGTATGCCGCCGCCTTGTTGTCACCGGCATCGAGAAGTTCCCTGTATTCGGGGATCGCTTTCTTTGCCTCGTCGGAGTCGACGACGGTTGTGCCGCGTCGGAATGTGACGTCGCCGGATCGCTGGATCGAACCCTTTCCGGCTCCCGATCCGCCACCCATGAACGTCACCTGAGTGTCGCCGTACGCGACGCCTTCTTCGAGGGATTCGCGAATCCACGGGTCGTGAACCTGACGGATGCGTTCCGGCTTGTAGGCGGACCTCCCGTTCCGAGTGACGGTGTGGATGCGCTGGGTGTCGGTGAGTGGCGAGTCGAGTTTCCGTCCCTCGTCCGAGAGGCCGCGACCACCGATCCGGTACGGGTCGCCCGGGAGTCCGGAGCCGAGCGACTGTGGCGGGTCGTACAGCGTCGTGTCGGTGCGGGTCTGGAGAGTACAGCGACAGTTCGGATGGGCGGGCGGCGACTGGACCTGTACGCCGTTCGGCAGGCTGAACGGTTCGGACATCTTCGCTTCGGTCCCGGCCATCCCGACGCAGATCGGGCAGACGTCGAACGGTCCGGTCGACCACACCTTCCGGGAGTGTTCCCGGGACATGAGCCCGTCGTCGATCGCCTGCTGGTAGGAGAGGAGACGGGCCTCATTGTGGGCTCGCATCCGTTCGGTGCGGGCGATCGTCCGGGAGCGTGCTCGACGAAGTTTCGTCGAGTATTTGTCGCCCTCTTTCCGCATCCGTTCGAGCGCTTTCGTGCCGGTGATGCCGCGGGCGGCGAGGTCATCGGCGACGGTCGCGACCCGGTTCATGACCGCGCGCTCGTACCGTTCGGTGAGCCCGTTCAGATTTCCGCCGATCGCCTCCGCGAAGTCGCGGGCGTTAGGTGACGGGACGACAGTTTGGAGTTGACCGAAGATCGCTGACGCGGTCGACTGTGGGGTGCGGCCCTCGGTGAACGACTGAGTGACGAGACGGCGGAACATCTCCTGTTCGGATGTCGCCATGTTCGTGATGAGACGGCCAGCCTCATTCCGCGCCCATGTCGCGGTCCGGGGATCGAGCGCGTTGAAGCGGAACCGGAGCGCCACCTCTGATGGGGACGGCGTCTCGGCCTTCCCGACCGCCCGGTACTGGCGGGACAGTTCTCGTCCGAGGTCGATCGCTGACGTCTCACCGGACGAGATGAACGATTCGAGGATGACCTCCTCGATGCCGCTAGAAGCCGCTGTGAGGTATCCGAGCACCGTCCGGGCGTATCCGGCGGCGTCGTTGCTCTCAACGGCTTCTAGGAGGGTCTCACGGGGAATCGTGGCGTAGGCGTCCTCGATCGCGTCGGCGATCGCTTCCTCCTGCCGGGACAGGGTGTCGGTGCCGGTCTCTCGATATTGGGGACGTCCGACGGTGCGACGTTTCGCGATGGGGATGCGACCGGTTCCACGGACCGGGTCCGCTTGTCGGCGCAGAGCCCGGATCGACCCGGGCATCGGTCAGACCGCCTCGGCCTCTCCGACGGGGAGCCCGGCGATGCCGCGCAGGTAGCCTTCGAGGTTCTCGTCCGGGAACAGCGGTGCTCCGGCCTGCGCGAGCGAAGTGATGAACGATCCGATCGAGCCGAGGTCGACGGACTTCGGGGTGGACCATGTCAACGTCGGTGAGAGCGCCTCGTCGACACCGTTGAGGCGCATCAGTCGCGGGATCGCGTGCTGGTTCATAACCTCGGCGATCTCCGACAGGAACGCATCGAGTGACCGGATGAACAGGTCGACCTTCGAGACGGACAGGGCTTGCGAGCCGACTTTCTCGTGGCCGAGGAGCAGGAAGTCGGCGAGGACCGTCATCGCGATCCGCTGGTCGTAGCGGGCGATGATCGCATCGGTGTCGAACTGGCGGCGTCCGCCGGTCGACAGCAGTTTCAGGTCGTACGCCGGGTTCCCGGTCTCCGGGTCATAGGCGAGCGGGAACACGATGCCCTCCTGCTCGTCACGCTTGACGTTTCGGACGATCTGCTTGATCGCGTCGAGCGCGGCACGCTCCTCGGAGGTGGCGGCGTTCGAGAGCAGTTGCGGCGGGACGAGGGCGACGGGCAGACCGGCGAGGTCGCGCTCGATACCGATCGCCTCGATCTCCTGAATCCGGCGCTTGTAGTACCACGGGATAAAGGCGTTTCGCAGTACCGACCGGCCTTGCGGGTTGTTCAGTTTCGAGGTGGTGCGGAACAGGAGCGCCTTCTCGATCGGGAGGTAGACGACGCCCTTCTTCCGTGAGTTCGGGTCCATCTGATACGCGCCCTTGATGCCGCCGGACTCGTCGAGGTCCCAACGGTCGATCGTCTCCTGCGAACGGGTCGGCAGTTTCCGCCACCCGATCCGACCATCGTTGTATTTCGAGCGGGTCCGCCCGTCCTTCGTGAACCCCTGACGCCGCTTGTAGACGATCTCGTGATACGAGTAGCCGTACACGAGGAACCCGAGAATCGCGGCGAGCGTGTCCGCCCACGACGTACTCATGTCCGTCAGGCAGGTCGAGACGAACTCGGCCTCAGCGATCGCGCGCTCGTCGGCATCGTCGGACGGTTCGACCGTCCAGTCGACCGCGCGGATCAGCATCTCGATGGCGTGGAGCATGGACCCGACCACGGGATCGTTGTCAGCCATCTCCCGGTAGTTGGCGTAAGCCTGCTTACCTCGGAGTTGCCGTAGGAAGTCCTGCTGAATCTCGCCGCCGTACTGATGGAGACCGGACGAGCCGATCTCCATGAAATCAGTCGACGTCGGACGAGCCTTGCTCAGCGGGTCAGTCGGGAAGGTCTCCACGAGCGGACAGGGTAGCGCATCCCGGTGCGTTGTGAACGGCGGTCAGTACGGCCCGTCACAGCACGAGTCGCGCGCTCCGCATCGGGTACAGCGGTAGTGGGCGTGCTCGGGTCGCATCGGTCCGCCGCACCAGCCGCAGATGGTGGACAGGTCACAGGTCGGCGGCGGCGTCGCGGTCACCCGGTCAGGATGCCACACAGCCCGCCCCGGGGAGGCTCAACTCTCCTCGGGACGGGCTTGCCGTGTGTCGGATCAGGACGTTATCAGGCCGCCTTGATGAATGAGTAGGCGGGGTTCTTGAAGTCGTCGCGGAAGTAGTTGATCTCGTCGAAGCCGAACAGGACCGCGCCGTCCTCGGGATCGCCGCCGCGCTCGTGGATCACGAGGTCGTGGCCCTCCGGGATCGCGCCTCTCCACTCGCTGATGTTGATGTCGATGTAATCGCTGGACATTTCAGTTTTCCTCCTTGATGGTTCCGAAGCGCCCGTCGCGGCACTTCTCGGTGTGGATGTCGAGCGATCCCCACGCGGCGTTTCCGTCGCGGTAGGCGCGCCCGTGCCAGCCGCATGAGCAGTAGGCGCGGAACTTGCCGATGGCGTTCGCCTCGGGTGCGGCGGGGATGGTCACGCCGGAGCGTGGCTTGCCGTCGCGGTCGTAGTAGGGCGAGATGCCCTTGCGGGTGGTGGTCATGGCGTCTCCTCTCATGTCGGTCTCTCCCACGAGAACGATCTTACTCAAGCCGAACCCCGGAGTCAACCCCTATCCGGAGAGATTCGGATTAGTAGTTGCGTTAGTGGTGGATTTGCCGTAAGATCGTCCTCGTGGGAGAGAGGAAGGAGACCACGATGAGCGGATGGGTTAGACGGCAGGTCGAGCGGGTCATGGCCCGGGCGACCGAGGCGATCGTCGAGGCGTTGACCTCGGCGGAGAGCGCCGCGGAGATCATGCTGGCGGGGGTGGCGTGATGAAGCGGCACTACACGGCACGCGAGTTCGGGATCGTCGGCGCGAAACTCGCCGAGTTGCGGGCTCGCGCCGAGCGGCACGGATGGGACATCTCGATCGACGTCAAGTCCGAGACCGACGAGCGCGGCGATGTCGTCGCCGAGTTCACGTTCGGCGGGTCGTTCCACTTCGAGGGCGGTTGGACGCTGATCGCGGTCGCTGACGCGAGCGAAACGACGGAGCCCATCATCCACTCGTTCGAGGACGAGGTCGAGGTCGGCGAGGTCGACATGAGCCGCTGTGACCATTGTCATCGGGCGGTCCGCCGGAACAAGGTCCTGATGATCCGGAACGCCGAGGACGAGGTCCGGTGGGTCGGGTCGTCGTGCGCGAAGGACTTCCTCGGTCACGATCCCTACTGGGCGACGTTCGTCGCCGGGGCGCTCGACGCCGACGAGGACGGCTGGGCGATCGGCGGCGGGAAGTCGATGTGGACGGTCGAAACGATCCTGCGGTTCGCGATCGAAGCCAACCGGCTCGGGTACACGCCCGTCAACGCGGAGCGGACGCCCACGAAACGAATCGTTTCGGAGATGCTGTCCGGCTATTTCTGGGCCGACAAGAAGTGGCTCGATCTCCGGTATGCGCTCGCCGAGGCACCTGCCGCGACGATCACGGTCGAGGAACTCGTCGCGTGGATGGTCGAGAACGACGGCGCTGGCGAGTTCGCGACGAACCTCGCGCGGCTCGCCCGGATGGACTGGGTCGGGTCGAAGTGGCTCGGGCTCCTCGCTTACGCTCCCGCCGGATACGCGAAGGCGAAGGCGGAGGAGTCGGAGCGGGCGGCTCGGGAGTCCGCCGACGCCGAGCGGCGGGCGGCGGCGAAGCCCCTCCCCGTCTCCTCGGATCGGATTCGGGTCGAGGGTGAGATCGCGACGCGGCGGTACGTCGAGAACGCCTTCGGCGGGTCGGTCAAGGTCCGGGTCGTGAGCGACGAGGGTTGGGCGGTGTGGGGAACGCTCCCCGCGGCGATCTGCTGGGCTGAGGAGGGTGACCGGGTCGGGTTCGTCGCTCGGGTGTCGCCCTCGGAGGACGACGAGATGTTCGGGTTCTTCTCCCGGCCCTCGAAGGCGGAGATGCTGTCGTGAAGGTCGAGGCGATGATGGTGCTCCCCGGGGACCGCGTGATGCTGTCCACCGGGGACGATGACACACTCCGCCCGGTGATCGTCCGTCACGTTGTGTCAACGCGGGACGGGTGGGCGGTCATCGTTGGCGACGACGATCTCCACGGGACCGGCGTCGAGGTCCGCATTCCGAAACACCGTCAGGTCGACGTCTAGTATCCGATCAGATACGCCACGGAGAAACCTGTTCTAAGGACGCCGGAACGACGACTGGGGCCACCCTAGCCCTGTCCACCACGAGGTCTGTTAGAGCCCAAACTAGGGCGTCGAGACGGTCAGGCGACGAGCCGATGTCCGGGACCCACGAGCACAACTGGTCCTCCAACTCGGGGAAGAAACCGACATGGTGCGCGCGGCGTTGCTCGTAGAGAGCGGCGACCGGTTCCGCTCGGGTGCGCTTGCCGCGGGACGCCCGGACGAGGTGTACGGGGACGCGCGGGTCGACCGCTTTCAGGACGTTCTCGACGAGGTCGCCTCCCTGATTCGCTTCGGCGACGATCAGATCGGCTTTGTGCCGGTGGTAGGCGGCGACAGCGGCGGACGCCCAGTCGTTCGGGGAGGCGCGCATCGTCCGGTCATCGAGGATGTACGCCTCGCCGTTCGTGGCGACACCTGCGACGACGATCCCGGTCTCGTCGGAGTTTTCTCCGGAGGTGACTGCCGGGTCGATCGCGACGACGATTCTGCGGAGCGGTGGCGTGTCCGTCGTCCGGGTCTCGTCGATCACGGCGCGATCCCACAGCGCGCCTTCGACGTCGTCGAGAATCTGTGCCTCCAACTCCTGTCGTCCGAGTCGGGTCCCCTCGTAGCGGCGGCGCATCTCCGCGATGAAGTCGGGTGCGAGGTTCGCGGCGTTCTCGTAGGTCGAGCCGGTGGTCGCGTGAACGGTGCCGTCATCCGAGCGCGCCAGCCTGCGAATCAGCGCGGTCGGTCGCGGGGTCGTGGTCACGACGACACGGGGATGGTCGCCGAGACGGAGCCCCAACATCAACTGGTCCCAAGCGTCGACGTAACGCCATGCCGCCAACTCGTCAGCCCACGCGAGATCGTGGTTCGGTCCGCGCAGCCGGTCCGGTTCGTCAGCGGAGAACGCGGACGCGGTCGCCCCGTTGTGGAATGTCACGCGCCGCTTCGACGGCTCGTAGCGGGGACGTTGTCCCGGAGGGAACACCGCCAACAGTCCGGATTCGCCCTCGATCATCGTGTCGCGGACATCAGCGGCAGTAGCACCGACGAGCGCCACCCGGCGGCATCGGCCAGCGTTCACCTGTTCCCGAACGAACTCGGCTCCGGTGCGTGTCTTGCCGAATCCTCGACCGGCGAGGATCATCCAAACTCGCCAGTCGCCGGGCGGGGTCGCTTGTTTCGGGCGACGCCACACCGACCAGTCGTACATGACCTCGAATCGTTCACGCTCCGACAGCGTCCCGATTACCTCGGCAGAGAACCCCGGCGCGCGTTGATCGAGCGCCGCCAACATCTCCGCCATCGAGCCGGACATCAGACCTCCGGCAGTTCAGGCAACTCGACACGGCGCTCGACGGCGAGCGCCCGAATCCGTTCGAGCAGAATCTCCCCGACATCCGTCCGGACGGGACCGCCATCCTCCCCGCTGATCTCCACCTGCCGAGGCGCATCCAACCCGTACAACGCCGCGCGACGCTGAGACACCTTGACAGCGGTGTTCACGAGCGCCACGAACTCATTCGTCGACTCCGGGCTCGCGAGAATACGGGCGAATGTCTGACGCCACAGTTCCTCGGTGCGCTCCCCCTCGATCGTGCGGAGATCGTCGACCGCCTCCCTCCCCCACCAGCGGAGCGCCGCATCGTAAGCCTCCTTCGCTCCGGACCGCGACGCATAGCCGACACGCTCGGCGATCTCATGGAACTTCAGTCCGGCGGTGCGGAGCCGGATCACCTCGCGATAACGCTCGGCTTGATCGGGTGTGAGCGCGGGTGTTTGTCCTCGTGCCATGTTCTGACCCTAGTGTCCAGAGTGTTCAGAGCGACCGCGCTTGAGGTGGGCGATTTGTTGTTCGTCGAGGAATCGCATACTGCGGGGTGGGGCGTCGACGAGTTTGAGTCCGGCGTACGGGTTCTCGGTGGGGAGTTCGAGGTCGTCGCGTCGGATGAGTGGTCGTTTCCGCCATTGGCTGTAGTCGACATGGTGATGCCAGCGGTCCCAGCGTTTCACGAGTTCGGTTACCTCGGGGAATAGGTCGACGAGCATCTTGGACTTGTTGTAGGTGCCGTCGAGGTACAGGGTGTCGGTGTTGCCGCCTTTCTGTTGTTGGGTGTTCTGTTTCTCGGTGAGGAAGGCGTTGAACTGGACGGTGTTCCATCCGGCGGTCAGCATGTCGAGGGAGAGGATCGTGTCCTCGTTGTAGCGGCCTCGCCAGCGGAATGGGACGTCGTTGCGGATGAGGTTACAGGAGTAGATTCGGGTGCCGACTTGGAACGGTGGTCGTGGTTCGCGGTGTTGGGCGAACGTGACGTAGTTCGGTCCGGCCATCGCGACGTTCGTGTATCGGAGGCAGAAGGTTTCCATCGCGTGAAAGATCATTCCGTCGGTGACTTCGCGACGTTGGTTCTGGTGGAGTCGCCTGAACGATCGGATGTTGTCATCCATGACCCAATGCCACGGATAGCCCTCGCGCATCGAGTGTTCCCAAGCGAAGTTGCGTGCGGCTCCGGCTCCGACCCGTTTCGTGGTTCCGAGGTCGTCGCAGGTTTCGTAGGTGCGCTGGTACTCGGGGTCGAGCATCAGCAGGTTCTGTATGCCGAACTCGCGGGCATAGGCGTCGTGTTCCTGTTGTTCGACGATGATTCGGAAACGGACGCCCATCGCGCGGAGTTGTCGCGCTGTCTGTCCGGTGTCGGCGCGTCCGATCGACGGGATGTAGATCGGGAATCGAGGTTGCGTGACCGACAGGTCAGGCATCGTTCACCCATTTCTTCTCTAACCCGGTACTGCCCTTCAGCGTGTCCTCGGGCCACCACAGGTCCATGTATTTCGGTCGGTCGATCAGGCGGAAGAATCGGTCAGCGTCCTCGTCGGTCTCGAATGAGATCACGGTTCGGAACGCGGGTCGGCGGGATGGCTGGTCGTAGTCGGGCATCCCGACCCATTCGTCCATAACGTCGCCGAGATCGCGATCGTTGTATTCGAGGCGGCGGATCAGGTCCTCGACGTCGTCGTGGTCCCAGCCGGTGCCGATCAGGTCATCCGCGTTCGCGTGCCTCGTCAACAAGTCGACCAGCAGGCCGTTGTCGTAGGTGGCGAGTTCCGCTGTTCGGTTGTCGGCCAGCAGGATGCGGCGGGCGGTCGCGTCGTCGACGTCGACCCAATACACCGGGACGGTTCCGAGTTTCAGGTGTTGAGCGGCCATCAGCCGGTGGTTACCGGCGAGGACGTAGCCGGTGGAGCGTTGCGCGACGACCGTGCCGTACCAGCCGTTCTTCTTGATCGAGGTGATGATCGCGCCGAGGTCACCCTGACGCGGGTTGTCCGGGTGAACGATGAGATCGTCCACGGCTACCTGTTCGATGTGTTCCTCCGACATGGCGCGGAATGATACTGCTGTTCAGCACGCCGATGCGCGATCCGGTAGCCTGCCGCGTCGTGTACGACCTCCCAACGCCGCCACCTGCGCCGGGACCGTGGATCGGTGAGGGTGCGTGCCGCGGTGAACCGATCGAGTTGTTCTTCCCGAAGTCCGGTCGTCGGCCTACCGAGGCGCTCGCGATCTGTGAGCGGTGCGCCGTCCGGTCCGACTGTCTCGAATACGCGCTGGAGAACCACCAGCATTGGGGAGTGTGGGGCGGCATGACCGAACGTCAGAGGTTCGACGAGAAACGTCGCCGACGCAAGCAGTAGTGGAGATGCCGGGAGTCGAACCCGGTTCCGGTCGGTGCGCTTCGGCCTTAGCCGACCGTCGACGCCGTGTCATCCCCGTGTCGTGACATCACGGTATCACGACAGTATCAGTCTCGATTTCGGAGAGCGGAACCGTTGCCCGGGTGCCAGTGGCGAACTGGACGCGGGCCTTCTTTGTGCGGACTCCGCGCTTGTCCTTTGGTCTCCACGCGATCAGGGTCGCTAGACGAACTCGGTCGCCGTGAGTGACTTTGACTTGTCCGCGTGCTTTGGCGAGCGCGAACATCTGGTGGTCGAGCGGGGACAGTTCAGCGTTCACCGTCATACCCCGTTCCAGAGGCGGAACGCCGGGAGGCACGGGTCCTCCCCAGCGTCGATCCGGTCGGCCTCGTCCTCCGAGACGAGCGGTACCGAGCCGTGCTCAGCGCAGAACGGCAGGACCCAGTTGTTGTCGATCCCGGCGTCGTACCATTCCTCGAATGTCAACCGGCGACGGCGGAGCGTTTCGATCTCCGCCGCCGCACGACGACACAGCGAGTAGAGCCCGTCGAGTTTGTCTGGGCTCCGGAGCCGGGCGACGATGTCCTCGTCAGCGGCCACGGCGGAACAGTCCGACCCGCTTCGGTGCGGCGGGCGGATCGGCGGGACGAACCTTGCCCTCGACGCGCGTGATCTCTCGCATCATGCGGGTCTCCATCTTCTGAACCTCACGGGACAGCGTGTCGATTCGGGCGATGAGGGCGTCGACGTCGACGGCAGGCTGTGACTCGTGGGCCTCGACGATCGTGTTCAGTTGCGACGGTGTCAGTTCCGCGATGCGTTCCCGGACACCCTTCTCGATCCGGGAGACCGTCGAGTGGCTCACGCCCATGATCTCGCCGATCTCGGTCTGGTGGAGCGGTCGTCCGTTCTCGATGCCCCAACGGAGCGACATAACGCGGCGCTCGTCAGGGTCGAGAATCTTCACGATCGCCTCGGCGTTCTCCGGGATGTCGACGTTCGGAGTGTGCCGACGGTGCTTTCTACGGTTGGTCATGGGTGCCTCCTCAGGCGGTGTGCTTGTAGGTGTAGTGGGTGTCGGAGTGCTTCGTCATGCGAACGCGCTTCGACAGGTTCAGTTCGTCGACGATCGAACGGCGAGCCCACGACAGCGTCGTGTACGCCGAGGTCGATCGCGACACGAGCCGGTCGTACGAGGTCGTGACCTCGCCCGTTGCCGTCTCGCTGGTTTCGTACTCGGTCTGTGTCTCTGACCGGGTGACGATCCATGCCCCGCCGGGGGCGTCAACCTTCTCGATGTTCCAATGTCTCATCTGTTCTCCTGTGATCGGGGGTGCGGTCCTCGTGGTCGAGGACGAGTAGGTGATGGCCGGTGAACGTGACCCGGAACACGAGCGCTCCGGTGTCGAACCTGAGCCACGATCCGACACGAACGAGGTTACTGTCCGCGAGCGCGGTTAGCGCGTCGACGGGGAGTTCGTCATGGTCAGTTTCAGCGAACCGCGCGATCTCCCCGTTCTCGTCGAGCATCGGGACCAGCCCGGCGTCGTCGAGGATCGCCAGCAGAGCGCTCGTGAGTGCGCCACCGGCGGACGGGTGCGGGTGTCGTCGGACATGGATGTCACAGTCGACGAGCCTCACGACGTTTCTCCCGGTGACGGGTGGAGCAGACGGTCGAGGGCGGCGGCGGCGTCGCGCGCCTGTTGTGTCCGGCAGGTGCCGCAGATGTCCTCGCCGTCCGAGCGGACCCAGCGTTCCTCGTCGCGGAGTCGGCGACGCAGTTCGGCGATCGTCGTGTTCGACGCATCCTCACCTTCGCCCGCACCACACAGGTCGCAGACGATCTCGATGATCCGGTAGGCGCTCACAGGTCCTCCTCCCAGCCGGAGGCGTAGCGGACTTCGTGACAGTCCTCGCACCAGTTCTCCGGTTCGGAGCGGTGTGCCAGCGCCTCGCGCTTTGTGTGGAACTCGCAACAGCCGCCGTGCTCCTCGCAGATCAACATCCACCGCAGGTCGTCGCCCGGTTCGAGCGTGACATGCGTCCCGGTGGAGCGGGCGCGGGTCGTGTCCGGCCTCTTGACGGAGATCGTGACGACGTAGCCGCCGCGCACGACAGCAGGTTCGGAGGCGATGAACCCGCCCTTGCGGGCGAGCACAGCGACGGCGTATGCCTGCGCGTCAGTCGCGAACCGGTAGGTGCCGGGGAGATCAGCGGTCGCGGTGCTCACGACTCGCATCCCTCGCAGATCGGGCAGGACTTCGCCTCCGCCGTGTACCCTCGCGCCTCCAGCGTCGGAACGCAGTCGGGACAGGCGTCGACCCATCGCGGCGCGAACACGCTCCGAGTGTCGGAGTGGCCTCCGAGGTCGAGATGCGAGAGATGATGACCCGGCGTCTCGACGAGACAGTTGTCGCAGTAACTCACGATGCCGCGGTTCATGAGGTCATCATCCAGTACCAGCGGGTCTCGGCCTCGGTGCCGTCCTCGACCTTGTCCGCAGAGATCGACGGAGCCATCGAGTAGTTCCCGAGGCGGACGGTCTCGCTTCCGTTCCAGTCGCGGACCTTGAACCGGGACCCGTCGTCGAGCGTGACGAACTTCGCGGAGCGGGCCACGACCTCAAAGACCCGGCCCCAGCGGTCGGGGTACCGACCGCCGATCTCGAACCGGGCGCTCATGCCGCACCTCCCGCGGCCCAAGCGTCTCGGAAGCACCCGGCGCGGTAGACCATCTCGCCGAGTTCCTCAGCGTAGACCATCTCAGCGCATCCCTTCACCCACTCCTTCAGGCCGCGGCGGAACACCCGCTCGACCCGGTAGACGTCGGGAACGGCGCGGTAGGTGACCCGGACCGAGTACCCGCTCGAAACGGGCAGGACGACGACACCGGCTTCGGCGTCGTAGGTGTAGCGACCGCCCGAGGTGGCGAGCAGGTCGCGTGATCCGATTTGACGGATCATCGTCTTGATGACTTCGTGGCTCATGGGAACTCCTTTCGTCGTTGTCTCTCCCACGAGGACCACCTTACACGAATAGCAACACCGACACAACACTATTAGGGGAGTCTTTCCGGATTTTTTTCGGGCTATTTCGAGAGGTCGACGATGGTGATCCGGAGCCCGTTCGCCTGCCCGATCTCGACCGGGAGGAACGACAGATTCAGGACATGCCGGTCGTCGTCGTCAGGTATCACGCGGGCGTCGACGAGTCCGTCGATCGCGGCCTTGACCGACGGGTAACAGGCGGCGACGTCGGGACGCCAGCGGCGATCTTTCGACATCGGTTGAGCCTCGACTCTTATCCGGTCGAGCCGGGGGACGCGGGCGGCGAGTGCGTGCCACGCCCAGCGTGCTCGCGCATCACGGACCATCTGCGCCCGCTTGTGGAAGTGCCAACGGCGTTCAGCGTTCGCGGTCCACGGACGCTCGCTATCGAACAGTTGCCAGACGCCATCATTCGGCATCGGGGACCTCCCGGATCGCGAGCAGTCCGAGATCGAGGGCGTCGGCGGGGTGATCGTGAATCCAGTCGTGGCATCGGCGACAGATCGCTTTGACGTTCATCGGGTCGAGGATGTCTCCGCCCCGCGCCCGGGTCAGGACCTCGTGGACATCTGTCGAGTAGCCGAAGCATCGGTGGTCGGTGTCGCGGGATCGGACGAGGGCTCCGGCCTCGCATCGTGTCCGACGGGACAAGATGTCGGCGACGAACTCGCGTCGAGCGGCGGAGACCTTGCGGCGCTTGTCGGACATGGGCGACAGTTTGGTTCGTCGAACTGGTCCGGGTCCACGCTTCAGCGGCGTGTTCCGGCGGAGCGGTCCGCTACGTTTCACGACGTCGGGAAGATCGACGCCATCCAGCCGTCGAATCGTTTCGTGTTGGCAGGCAGTCCGAGCCGTCGACGTTCAGCCTCGTACGCTTCGCGTGCGATCCGGATGCCACGCTCGGGTGATACCGGCGGCGAGGAGCGCAACTCGCGCGGTGCCGGTTGAGACCGGGCGAGTTCGGCGCGGTAGGCGTTGAGGACCTCGGCGATCGGTGGACGGCGAGCCTCGGTCCACGAGGTCGCGAGTCGCTGGATCGCTTTGGCGGCGACCTGATCGTTCGAGAGTTTCTCGATCTCAGCGGCGTAGACGAGGACGCTGTCGTCGTTCCAACCTGTCGTCGAGGCGACGAGGTAGCCGACGAGGGCTATTGCGCGGTCACGAGTCATTCTGTGCCTCCTCCAGTAGTCGGCGGACGGCTCCCATGCCGGGAGCCTCGCGGCGGGTCGCGGTCTGTCCCTCGGAGGGTAACTCGTCCTCCCACCGTCGACCGTTCAGCCATGTTGCCGGGTGCGGGATGAACTGGGTCGCTGTTCCGACTCGATGCCAGTAGGCGACATGCTCCGGGAGGATGCCGATCGCCTGATCGTGATCTCCGGATTTCAGTTTCGACCACGCCTTGACCGCCTGAGCCTTCCCGGTCTTACGCGGGTACGTCCTCCAGAACTCATCGAACCGGTCGACGAGTTCGACATCGGTTGAGGGTTCATGGTTACGGGTTCCGGGTTCATGGTTCCGGGTTCTAGGGGTGAGGGAACCCTTACCGGAAGGGTTACCGAAACCCTTTCCGGAGGGGTTGCCGGAACCCTCTCCGACGAGTTCAGCCAACTCTCGCTCGACGGTTCCTCGAAGGGTTCCAGAGACGATCTCATCGGTCGCGGCGGCGATCGCCTTACGCCCGTTAGGTTGCGCGTACATCTCGTCGTACCGCATGTAAGTCCGGACAAGGAGTTCCTCCGTGTCGTCGTCGACGAGGACGAACCCGGCGGTCGTGAGGTCGTCGATCGCGGCGAGAATGTCGTCGACTTCGAGGTCCGGGTACATCGAAGCCCACCGTCTCGGCACCGTCGGCAAGACACCGGCCTTCGAGATGTTGGCCTGCGAGATGAGTTGGAGATAGATCATCTTCGACCGGGACGAAAGTTCGAGCCAGTCGGGATCGGTCCAGATCGAGCGCATCACCCTGACGTATTTACTCATCGGTGGCATCCCCCCTCGGGAGAGTGCGACACCGGACTGCTACTGTTTCCCACGTTCGACCTCCTGAGGGTCGGGCCATGCCCGGGGACGGAGTGGTGCCGTCGCCCGGGCTTTACTCGTGCGGACTCTACATCCTCCGACGATGTCCGCGCGTCGTCGACTGGTACTGTCGGCTCGCCGAGGTCGCCTCCACCTCGGCGCGGGGGCGGCGGGTCGCTGGTTGGTCGGCCCGCCGCCCGC